GTCTCCCGGCTGTCCCGCGAGGAGCGCGATGCCCTGCGGCGCACGCTGCTGATCGCCCTGGGGGAGGGTGAGGGCTAGTGGCGCGCCTGGATCTACGTATCGAGGAGCCCTGGACCAAGGCGCAGACCGAATGCCTCCACGCTATGTGGATGGCCGCCACGGAAGACGGGCGCTGGCAATACACCGTGACCCAGATCGGGGCGCAGCTGGGTCGGTCCCGAAACAGCGTGATCGGGCGTCTGAGACGGACAGGGGCGCCTGGGCGGGTCAATCCCGTCACCAGGGCCGTCATCGCCCCCCAGGCCACTGTAGCCCCGCCTGAGCCCGTGCCCGTGGTCGTCCGGCTGCCCAGGCCGCCCAGGACCGAGATCGTGACCCTCCTGCGGTCCGTGGATCCCTGCCAGTGGCTGGACGGAGACGAGCGGCCCTACACCCAGTGCCAGGGGACGCGGCGCCCTGGTAGCCCGTATTGCGCCGGGCACCACCGCGTAGCCTATCGCGGCGCCCCGCAGGTATCGGTGTGAGGAAGGAAACATGACAGAAGAATTTATCACTGTCCCGCAGGTATTTGACCGGCTGGGATACGAACCGGTGGCACCTGACACCTGGACCGCTGGCGCGCTGGTCCGGGAAGCGTGGCTGGATATGATGGGGCATTACCCAATCAAACAACTGCGCCCAAAAACTAATGGCGGTGGGAGCCATTGCTTCGCTATCTATCCGATAGATTGGTTGCCTAAGATTGAATCCATTGTGCGCTCAGTCGCCCAGCACCAGAAACGGCAAGGCTCGCTTTTCTAATGACTGTGCCGACGGTAGGCAGTTTACGGCTAGATGCCGCGACGGCGTGGAAGACGATCCACGAGATCGAAAAGATTGACCTCGAAGACGATCTCTACGCATTCGTGGAAGCCGCGTGGCCGGCGATCGACAGCGCCAATTTCGCCCAGGGCGGCTACGCCATCCAGGCAGTGTGCGAACACCTTCAAGCGTGCTGCGACGGTCACATACGAAACCTGTTGATCAATATCCCGCCACGCTTCAGCAAGTCCACCATCTGCGGGACCATGTTCCCCGCCTGGGTCTGGGCGCAGCGTCAGCGCACGTCCCTGTCAGGCCCCGGCGCTCAGTTCCTCCACGCATCGTATGCAATGAGCCTATCGGTCCAAGACAGCGTAAAGTGCCGCACGCTCATCCAGTCCGAATGGTATCAAAAGAGATGGGGGGACCGCTTCGCCCTCGTCGGCGACATGAACACAAAGACCCGCTTCCAGAACGACAAGAACGGCGCCCGCATCGCGGTGTCCGTGGGCGGCACGACGACCGGCCTGGGCGGCAACTATCTGATTGCAGACGATCTAAACAACGCCGCCGAGGCCAACAGCGATGCCATGATCGAGTCCGCCATCAACTGGTGGGACACCGCATGGTATAACCGCCTGAACGACCCCGTGACCGGCTGCCGCATCGTCATCGCCCAGCGCCTGTCCGACCGGGATATCAGTGGCCACGTCCTCGAGAAGCAGGTGGGCGCCTGGACGCACCTCTGCCTGCCCATGCGCTTCGAGCCAGAGCGATCGTTCCATACGGTCCTTGTGCCCGCCTGGGCCACGGAGGACGGGGAAGAGATCATATGGGAAGACCCGCGCACCGTCGAAGGCGAACTACTCTGGCCGGAACGATTCCCTGAGAATGAAGTATCTTTGCTAGAGAAAACGCTTGGGCCATACGCCGCCGCCGGTCAGCTACAGCAGCGCCCAGCGCCCAAGGGCGGCGAGATACTGAAGCGGGAATGGTGGCAGCTTTGGCCAGATGGAGCATATCCTCCTATGGACTTCGTTGTGGCCAGCCTGGACACGGCCTACACCACGAAGCAGGAGAATGATTTTTCCGCGCTGACGGTCTGGGGCGTGTTTACCGGGGACACGGTCCATCAGGCCACGCGGGTCATCGGGGCGGACGGGATCGCCGGGCAGGTGGAGCGGATGGTCACCGAGACCGCGCCGCGCCTGATGCTGATGGACGCCTGGGCGGAGAGGCTACAGCTACACGACCTTGTCGTCAGGGTTGCGAACACCTGCCGCAAGATGCGGGTGGACAGGCTCCTGATCGAGGACAAGGCCGCCGGGCATAGCGTGGCCCAGGAACTGCGCCGCCTGTTCGGGCACGAGGATTGGGCGGTGCAACTCGTTAACCCTGGCGCCCAGGACAAAGTTGCCCGCGTTCATTCCATCGTTCACCTTTTCGCCGAGGAGATGATCTACGCCCCCGACCGGTCATGGGCAGATAAGGTAATTACTCAATGCGAAAACTTTCCCAAGGGGAAGCACGACGATTTGGTGGACACCGTTGCGCAAGCGATACGACATGTGCGCGATCTGGGCATGCTGACGCGGGCACCAGAGCGGCAAGCCGAGATCGAGGAGGGCATGCGGCATACGGGTCGGCCCCCGACTGCATTGTATCCAATATAAAGGGATAATGTGAAATTATGCCTATAAAGCTGAACGCTACCGTTGACCCGCATGAAACCAGTTCGCGGCATTGGACCGTGACGGTCTGGGACATAGATGTTGCGGAACGCACGAAAATATATGTTATTGAGGCCGATACTGATACCATGGCCGCCATGGAAGGCATCCGCCGGATGGAGGCGGAATACACCGGAGTAGACAATGGCAGGGCTGAACCCGGACAACATCCGGCTGGACCAGACAGCGCCGTCTGAAGGCCTGGACGACGAACCCGTTCAGGTCGTCGTGGATGAGGGCGTATCTGACACCGACACCCCGGAAATGGATGACGCGGGGAACATTCTCCGGATCAACCACCCGGACGGTTCCGTTACCGTCAGCATCGACGGCAATCCGCTGGAGCGTGCCGGAAAGGCCAGCGCGGGGTGGTTCGACAACCTCGTCGATGAGATCGACGGGATGGAACTGTCCCGCATCAGTGAGGAACTGCTGCGCGGCATCCGGGACGACATGGAGACGCGCAAGGAGTGGATCGAGGATCGCGCCACGGGTCTGAAGCTGCTGGGCCTGAAGTTGGAGGTGCCTGGGATCCAGGGCGCGGCGGACGGCGCCCCGGTGGAGGGGATGTCCAAAGTGCGGCATCCACTGCTTCTGGAGGCCGTGCTTCGCTTCCAGGCCAATGCCCGGTCGGAACTCCTGCCCACCGATGGGCCGGTGAAGATCAGGAACGACAGCAACACCGAAACGATAGGCCAGGAGCGGCTGGCGGACTCCCTGGAGAAAGACCTGAACCACTATCTGACGGCAGTGGCGACGGAGTATTACCCCGACACTGACCGCATGCTGTTCATGCTGGGATTCGGGGGCACCGCGTTCAAGAAGGTCTATTATTGTCCGCTACGAAATCGCCCGGTGTCCGAAACGGTGGATGCCGATGATCTCATTGTGAACAATGCGGCCACTGACCTGAGCAACGCCAAGCGCATCACGCACCGCGTCTACATGCGGCCCAGCACGGTGAAGCGGCTCCAGATACTGGGCGTCTACAAGGACATGGAGCTGTCCACGCCCAAGTCGGAGGATGCGGACGCCGTCCAGCGGGAGAAGAACGCCCAGCAGGGTATCTCGATGAACGCCGCGAACCCAGACGATCGGGACCGGGAAATCTACGAGTGCTACTGCGAACTGGACATCAAGGGCTTTGAACACAAGAACAGGGGGCGCGAGACCGGGCTTGAGATTCCGTATCGCGTGACCATCGACGCCTCCTCGCGTGAAATCCTTTCGATCGTCAGGAATTACGACGAGGACACCAAGGAACTGCCCGAGGCGCGTGATACGTTTGTAAAGTATACCTTTACGCCCGGCCTGGGGTTCTACGATATCGGCCTGCTGCACATTCTGGGTAACACCACGAATGCCATTACGGCGGCGTGGCGCGAACTGCTCGATGCCGGCATGTATTCAAATTTCCCCGGCTTTCTGTTCGCGGACGTTGGTGCCCGGCAGAACACCAACATTTTCCGCGTGCCGCCGGGCGGTGGGGCGCCGGTCAAAACGGGTGGCATGCCGATCAATCAGGCCATCATGCCTCTGCCCTACAAGGAGCCGTCCCAGGCCCTGATGGCCCTGGTGGGCGACATGGCGACCACTGGCATGCGGATTGGGGGCACCAGCGAGCAGCAGGTGGGCGAGGGCCGTGCGGACGCGCCCGTGGGCACCACGCTGGCCATGATCGATCAGGCGACCAAGGTGCTGAACGCCGTCCACAAGCGGCTCCACGCTGCTCAGGCGCGGGAGTTCCAGCTTCTGGCCCGGTGCTTCCAGGAGAACCCGGAGTCATTCTGGAAGCGCATTCGCCGCCCGGCATACCAGTGGGATGAGCAGACGTTCCTGATGGCGCTGAACGATGCTGATCTGGTTCCCCAGGCGGATCCGAACACGGCGAGTCATACGCAGCGCGTGATGAAGATCATGGCCCTGAAGCAGCTACAGCAGGGCAATCCCACGCTGTATGACCCGATTGCGATTGATCGGGCGGCCTTGCAGACGATCGGGTGGAACAATCCCGAGCAGTTCATGGCGCCGCCCCAGGCTCAGGGTCAGATTCCGCCGGAACTCCAGAAGCAGATCGCGGAGATGCAGATCAAGAAGCAGGACGCGGATACGAAGGCCAAGATGGTTCAGATCAAGGCGGCGGAAACGCAAGCTAAGGTTATGAACGAAAAGGCCCAGACCGACATCCTGATGCAGAAGGCCATGGGTGAAAGCCAGCAGGGTCAGGAATCCCAGGCTGACATGATGGACGCTCACGCGAAGATGCTGGCGGCCCAGAACAAGCAGCGCGAGGTGTCCATCCGCGCCGCACAGGCTGCGGTGAACGATGAGAGCCGAGATCGTGACCGGGAGAGCCGGGAGCGCATGGCGGTCCTACAGATGGCCAAGGACATTCTTCTTCATCCGGAAGCGGCGCCTCTTATCCAGCCGCTGTTGAATCGTGAGGGCATTCAGTAATGACGAAGGATGTTCGCCGGGCGTTGCTCATTGCCCGCAGGATGTTTGCTTATGGCGGCGATACGGCCACCACGACAGTGACCCCCGGCGATAGCGCCTTCAGTGGGTTCTTCGGGGGTAAGGCAAACAAGAGCGGCGAAGCCACCGTAGCCAAGCCGGCAGACAAGCTGCCCCTTCAGGAACCGTTGCCTGCCACGACGGTAAACTACCAGAACTTGTCCCCGCCCGGCATGGGCATGATCACGCCCGCATCCGCTCCGGGTGGGGGCCTGCCCAACGTGCCGGGCTTCATGGCTGGCCCATCGGGCTTTGGTAGCCTCGTGCCTGCCCAGGCAAGCCTCACATCGCCGTTTAGCGGGGTGACGGGTGCCCCCAACCTGGGCGCCCCTACGCCGTCTGTAGGGGCTTCTGGCAGCTTTAATCCCTCCCTCGCCCAGGCCACGTTCAACTACGCGCCAGCCGCTGCGGTGCCAAAGCTGATTGAGCCCACGACGAACCCGTTTGCGCCTAGCGCGACTACTACGGCGGACGCTGCGGCTAAAAACGTCTACGAGCCTATCGAGGGATCCGGGACGACATCGGAGTCTGATGGCCCCGGCGATAGTGGTGATGCTACCGCGTTCGCCTCCGGCGGCCACGTTGGCCACGCCCAGGTCATGGACCCGCACGACCTGCCGGGCATCCACGTCCGGACGGCGCATACGTTTGCTGCCGGTGGCACTGCGGACAACCCGGACGAAGGCGAGGGCTTCGATGCCTACCACGGCAGCCCGCATGCGTTTGAGAAGTTCGACCCGAGCAAGATCGGCACGGGCGAAGGCGCCCAGGCTTACGGGCATGGGATGTATTTTGCGGAGAACGAGGGGATTGCGCGGGGGTATAGAGATAAATTGAGTATGAACAACCCTTCTGCGGTTGTTATTGGGCAAAATAAACCAATTTCAGCAGGGTTAAAAAGATCAATAATAGATCAATTCCGGTCTATTGGCGCTTCAAATGATGCAGCGGTATTTATTGCTCATGCTTTGGATGAAGCAAAAGGAGATATTAATAAAGCCAAACAATTTTTTGCCAACAAAAACTCTCCACTAATGCAAGAAGCAATGGCATTGCTGGACAATGTTTCAAAACCACCACAAGGAGGCCACCTTTACCACGTCCGCATCAAGGCGAACCCGGAGCATTTCCTTGATTGGGACGCGCCGCTGAGTGAGCAAAAACATATTTTGGATAAAATAGACTATCATGTTGGCGACCCAGAAATTGTTATGCAAAGACTTTTCTCAGACCCATCTAAAGCAACGGGCGGAGATTTGCATGACGCTTTTGGTGGCAAACATAAGCCAGATGCTGTCGCACAAAAGCTACAGCAAATGGGCATCCCCGGCATCAAGTATTGGGATGCGGGCTCACGCGCCCAGGGCCAGGGCACGCGGAACTATGTGATCTTTAATCCCGATATCATCCACGTTAAGCGCCGGTATGCCGATGGCGGTCTAATCCAGGACGAATACCCCACGCACTACATGCCCAATGTGGGGCGGCAGGTGATGCGGAATGGTGGGGCTGAATCATCCTCTGGCCTGGAGGAATATCAAGATCCTGAAAGCAAGCGTATGGCTGGCTGGGATTGGACCCCGCTTCCCGAGGTGCATAAATCTCTTGGGTCGTTCACGGAAATTCCATCGCATGTTGCCGCGTTTGGGAATTTTATGAATGAGACCGCCAAAAAAGCCGCAACCACTGGACTGACGCCGCGTGATCTTATCAAGGCGTATCTCATTACACGGGCAAGCATCCAACGTGGAGATCTTACGCCAGAGAAGATAATGGAAAACTGGCCTGATTTTCCCGGTCCAAAGGACAGACTTATTCGCCCCGAGGGAGCAATGGGCGAATGGTTGCAGACCCCAATGGGGCAAAAATATCTAGACGCCGCCGTCAAAGGAAACGTACATCAAGGCGCGGTCCAAGATGCCGTGCGGGCAATGAGTAGCTTTGGCATGACAAATAAAGGGGAGGCACAGGCGCTCCCCTACGCTGCCAAAATGCTACCCGGACAGGAAAAACTCGTATCCGACATGGTCGCCAGGGCCATTCACTCGGATAGCGCCCCACAGGAGTGGCGCGACTGGGCGACAAAATTACATGGCATCAAATACGCCAAGTCTGGATTCCTTGCCTCTATGCTTGGGCGCGGGGATCAGCCCACTGCCGACACGCGACAGTATAATGTTCACTCTGGAACGCCCCCAGGTAACGAACGTAACAAGCTAATAGACAAGGCTCAGGTCGATTCCGTTCTGCGTCTGGCGGCTCGCCAGAGGGCGTTAAACATCGGGATGCCGTCTGAATTGACGCCTCACTATCAACACCTTGTCCATCACACGGTATGGGATAAATCCGCCGATGCCGTAACGACCCACGAAGACCTTATGAACGCAATGCGTCATGCGGCATCTGGCGGCGAAATCAATGATCCTCCCATCCACCAGCATATTGTGGCGCATGCTATGCGCGCTGCTGGGATTGAAGGGCTTGATCAACATAAGATGGCGGATGGGGGTGATCCGGGGTCTGATCCCATGGTGCAAAAGGCCATGCGGGCCGCCCGCAAGCCCACCCAAACGCCTGACGCCATCCTCCGGGCGCTGGCCCTCTCACGCTCCATCACGAAAGGATCCTGACGATGAGCGAATCTGTTGCTAAATCCGCCCGCGCCGCACTGAAGGCAAAGGCGCGCCGTATGGCTGGCGAAAAGGCCAGCAAGGTGGATGCGTCTGACTACACCATCCCGGATGACATGCACGCCGAGGCCCCGACGGGCATGCGGCCCGTGTCCAAGCGCG